TGATATAGCTTGTAGAGAAGAAGACGATACCACACTTATCCTCCAAACGGTTGTACAAGTCAATGAAGTAGTGAAATACACGCTCTGGCAACTTGTCCGCCTCGTCAAAAAGAAGCATCGGTGCCTGCATCTGAATCAGATCATCAATGATTCTGTCAAGCAGTTCTCTGATGCTGTAACCTTCTGTACGCTGACCGATACGGCGTGCAATCTCACGAATGAAGTCGCTCTTCTTCATATCTTCTGAACAGAGAATATAAAACACCTCGCCATGCTCACTTGCATACAGCTTAGCTGTGGTTGTCTTTCCGCAACCTGCTTCACCAACTACCCACGTAACGTTCTTGACTGTTTGAGCATCGTTCATAGCGAACACCATCTCTTGAAAGGCTTTCGTCTCAACGACTTGCCAGTCCGTACCTGCACTTGTGCCAAGCTGCGATGCAAGGTTGCGCCACATATCATCAGATATATTTTCCCATTTACCCTGCAAGATGCTGCTCACTGTTGCGCTACTTGTTCCTGTAAGGCTCTGTGCTGCCTTATTCTGACTTGGATACTTGCTGACGTATTGTCTCAAGCTCTCCTGTATCTGTCCTTTTTCGTTCTTTGTTAGTTTCATATTGTTGTTCTTTTTATTAATTGTTCTTGGTTCAGTGAGGCATTGCCTCGCTGCTTATAATTACCTTATCACTTTCAGTGCATAAGTGACCCACTTTTGATGTATAAGTGACCCACTTTTGATGCGTAAGTGAATGACTTATCATCAGTTTCTTTATAGTTTTCCTGCCGTTGCTGCCATATCAACCTTAACAGGTGTAGTAATGTCTTGTTCTTTATTCTCATTTACCTCATCGCTCCAATCGGTCAGACTAATATGCTTGGCTATCTGTCCCAATGTGAATCTTTTAGGTGGCTGTGAGTATAGGGCAAGTCTTGATTGTGCTTGCTCCTGCTGCTCCTTGTTAAGTCCCTTCAGCTTCGGATAGGTGAGTCCGTTCTGCTCAGGGTCAGTACCGTGAGCAATAGCGATGCGCCTGCCTGCTACTACACGTTCAATGCGGTCGTTCTTACCTGCTTCGATAGCTTTGTGTATCTGCGTCTTCTCCTCCGCACTCTGATCTTGCAATGCACGGTGTATCTCCCAGTAGGGACGTGCTACGGCTGAAAAACGTTTTCCACCAGCAAGGTCAATCGCATAAAGATTAACAGTGGTCATGTCCTTGGGATCATATTGAACATAGAACTTTTCCCACGTATGCAGCTTGCGCCATTCCAAGTCTGGCTCTCCGTTCTTGAATACCTCCCATGTATATTTCTGTTTTTTCACCTCAATAGTGATACCCTGATCGGTAAATGTTGCGGGCTTGTTGTGCATAATCCAGAACATATCAACCATGTCTACTGCTGTTACAACAGATGTCTCTTCATTTACGCTGCTTTCATATACTTCCATTCTGCTTTTACCATAGATGGGGTGCTTCATGGAGTTCCACTTCTGCCGTGCTTCTGCATAGATAGCTTTCAGTTCGTCTAATGTAGGCAAGCTCTTCTTATTGGCTTCCATGCTCTCAAGGTTGGGCCGGCTGCTGGTTTTCTTTGCAGTGATGTTCTGACCCGTGAAATTGTCATACTGGTGGAGAACCTGCTGTTGAAAACGTCCGAATATGGCCTCAATCGTTTTGGAAGAGCCGTTGTTTGGCATTGTGGCACGGTGGATATGGCATATTTTGTCCAAGAATCCTTTTCCATTTGAGTTCGGCTGAACCTTGTTTAGTTTCTTATGCCCGCCTTGATTATCATGTACAATCTCGTAGGGCTTGTGTCCGCTGGTCTGAATAGCCATTCGGAAAGCGTGATATTGCGCCTCATAATCCTCGGAATCACTTATCCAGTAGCCCAGCATTACCTCACTCATGGCATCAATCACCTCATAAACTTGTGTCGTACGCACATTTCCTTCCTTATCCTGATAATACAGGTTCAGGCGTGTTCCATCACCATACCAAAGCGAGTCACGGCGTGTCGGGAGTTTCGTTCTTTGCTTCCTGCCGAATTTAAGGCGGGCGGCATTCTCGCCATGCACGGCATCATACCATAGTTGCTCATTCGCCGAACTGTACAGCCATCGTTTCATGCCAGGAAGGCTCTTCAGAGGCTTCCATCCATTCTCTATAGCCCGACGATTCGCTTCTTCAAAGAGCTGCGCATCCGTATAAACAGGAGTCCGGCTGCGCTTTAGTGCGATGAGAAGAAGTCCGAATTCCTTAGTAATCTTCACCGTATTACGGTTTCCGACCTTACCACTGATAAGACTCTTGTACCCGTCAGCCTTGAAAGCCTTAATCTTCGCCTTCAGACGTGCCTGGTTTTGTGGAAGAGTATGGTGATATTCCTCACGCATAGCTTCAGAACTCTTATAAATAACGTCCCATGCTCCTGCAGTGCTACCGTTCAGGCTCTGGCGGATTGCTCGGCGCTGTGCCATCAGCTTCAGCAACTCTTTCAGCACACTGGCATTAATGGTGTACTCTTCGATGAGTTCTGGAGTTAATTTAGTCAATTCACCATTCATCTCATATTTGTAGTCTGTGTACCAAGTGCGTGCATCACTATCCAGTTTTACACGGTCACGCACCATAGCTTCCTTCATACGCTGTTCTGGGTCACCGTATCGTTCCATATACCGAACCTTGTATTTCTGAGGAATGGAACTCCATGCGTAGAGTGCCTGACCGCCCTCGCCACCTCCACGGTGTACGCTGACGATATTTCCACGGCTCATGTTCTGACGTAATGTTGCAGCTTTTATAACTGCATCACTACCTCCAGTTAGTTCCGCGTAGGTTACGCACAATATCTTGTTGAAGTATTCCATCCCAAATATAGTTATAAGCTCATAGCTATCAATTCAACTTCACTCTGCAGCTCCACGAAGGCAGGTATGTTCATATCTTGCTCTCGACGTGTCACAACTCCATCAACAAACACACTTACACTACCATCCTTGCGGTCTACAACCAATTTCACTCGCTCACCGAAGGTCTGTGTCATTGTCTGTTCTGCTTCCTCGTGAGTAGTTTCAACGTCAGCCTGTTTCCAATTAGGAGTTCCATTCAGCTGTGTTAGTGCTGTAAAGCGAATCTTCCTTGCAAGCTCGCTGTCACTTTTGAAGTTCAGAGCCTTCCATACCATTACTGTGGTGCAGTTAAAGACTTCACACAAGTGAGCTTTACCTTTCTTACTTACATAGATTTGTTTTTCCATAATTCCTTTCTTATAATGTTATTATTGTAGGCGGTGAGGAATCGAACCCCAGTCGCTCCGATGCTTTTAATTCCGTGTCCGCTACCATTCGGACGTAGCCGCCTTTTTGTTATCTACAATCTACAACCTTTATTTATCTCATGTCTTCTAAGAGCCGCAAAAACCATATTCCTAATAGAAAGGCATGCCCAAAACGCCTCGTCAGTAAAAGTAGCATCAACGCTCTCCCCTGCATGACGCATGTCACTGATTACCTCGCTGAGTGCTCCATGCAGCATATCTAACTTCTCATTACTAACTTTGTCTAAAAGATTCCCTTCCATATTCTCTTATCTAAAATTTGCAAATCACGCCCCTTTTTTGTATCTTTGGACGCTGTTAATAAACTTAACACGCTGCAAAGATAATACGCAAATGCGAATAAACAAAATTATTTCGCAATTATTTTACGCAAAAGCGCAAATTATTAAACAAATGGATATCAATAAACGCTTTGAAATTATAATAAACTCTGTTTACAATGGTAATCAGAGTGCCTTTGCAAAGGCTATTGGAGTTACTCCTACAGTGATTGCCAACGTAGTAGGGGCAAGGCAGGGCAAGCCTTCTTTTGACGTAATATCAAAAATATGCGCAAATGCGAATATATCTGCGGAGTGGCTTCTCACAGGCAATGGGGATATGCTCAAACCCACAACAGAAGAGTCACAAGTAAAGGTGAAGCCTATACACCAACCTCGCAGCATAGAGAAAAAAGAAGATACGCAAGTAGTATATCTCTATGACTTTGAAGCTACTGCAGGACTAAAGGCTCTCTTTGACAATAACAAGCAGAACATCATTGACACTATCAAGATTCCCAATCTTCCCAAGTGCGATGGGGCAATCCATATAGTTGGTGATTCCATGTATCCACTCCTCAAGTCTGGTGACATTATATTATATAAACAAATGCCACTCGATATCAATAATGTTCTTTATGGAGAAATGTACCTCCTTTCTTATGATATCGATGGAGATGACTATATTGTGGTAAAATACATCCGTAAGTCAGATAAGGGTGAACCATTTATTACGCTCGGATCGGAAAATCCGTCTCACTCCCCACGTGACATTGACTTTCGTCGTGTTACAGCTCTTGCGCTCGTCAAAGCCTCTGTACGTATCAACTGTATGATTTAATAAACTATAAACCTTTAACAATAAAAACAATGAGCTACAAAAAATTTAATTTAGATTTTCTCAATGAGAGAATTTCTACCCAGTACACTGACATGAAAGGAATAGTTGCTATTGATGGACACAATTTTAGCGACTTATGGAAAATGTGTACTGATAATGGCGTGGATTTAGAAAAATGGTTCTTAGTTGGTTTGGAATGTTATGATTTCGAACCTCTCGGCAAACGAGATCTTCATGCGATGGCGTATGTTATAAAAAATGAGGATTTGGAGAAATCACACGATGAAATAGCCAATAGATTGCAGAATACAGGTGATTCTGAAATTCATATCAAGCGATTTACCATTCCATATAGCCAAATGGCAAAATACATCAAGCGCATTCAGATAGGACTTGTCTCAGAGTTGTCAAGTTCTATAAAGAATGTCACCTTCATTGATGATGAAAACGAATAAAAACTCTATCTTAGCTCATTTCTGCAATCAGAGACAAATTCTTTAATTATATATAACCAATCACCAAGAGCATCTGCACACGTCTCGCATGGATGCTCTTGAATACTCTCTTCCGCATATTTGAGCATTAATTCAAATCTGAGTAGCGTACTTTCTTTGCCTGCACACATAACTTCTTTGCCGACATACTTACTTAAACCGTCATACTTCATACAAAACATCTCTTTAAATTTTGTACACGCATAATGCCTTCAAGAAACTACGATAACTTTGTTGTTACTACAAAGGCACAAATATTTGTAACTTCCTTGCCTTCTTTGGCAAGTTCGTTTATTTGTTTCCAAAACTCATCTGGGGTGGTCGCAGTTACCTGTGCCACCTCAAAACTCGCATCAAAAGATATATTGCTCTTGCCCATACATACCTCCTTGTGAACCACACGCACACTTTTTAATGATTTTATACCGCAAATATAAGCAAAAAGCCCGATAAACAGGGCGTTCTGCAAAACATCGATTTAAGATAATAGGGTAATATGCCCCATAGCATTGGAATATGGGAGGGGGTAAAAACGGCAAAAACAAGTATAATCGGTAATTTTCGGTTATTGTTGGAGGGGTCAATTCAACCATATTTATATAAAAAGTGTCACCCCTAATGTCACCCCTCGTTACACATTTCGTTTTTCACTGTCACTCCAATCGTCACTCCTAATGTCACTCCAAAGCCATTTTTGACTCTAAAAACACACCTTTTATGACCCAATAAAACGCAAAAACGGCTTCCAACCGTTCAAAAACGTATTGAAAGCCGTTCAACTATCGTTCAATCAGTGTTTTAGCTGTTCAGATATACCCTTATTTTGTCACCTTTGAGCGTATAAGCTCACCAGCCCTGATACAAGCCTTTTTGTTCAGAACAACCCCTCCCTTGCTCAATCCTACACGCTCCAGCGAACTTTGCTTAATACCTATCTCCTCAGCTGTAAGAACGCTGTAAATCGCAGGAATCGAACCAAAGTAATAATTCTTCCTCCCTTTCATCAATTGTACGTGTATAACCTTTGTCATAGTTCTCTCTTTTTGCTTGCAAATATACAAAATAGTTACTATATACGATATTTTAACCATATAATATTTTACTAAATGCGTAAAATAAAAGGTAAGCTGTAAATAACCTACCTCATAAATTTATACATAAAACAACCCTGTTACGGCTATTTGCTTCACCTTTGTCGCCGTCAATACTTCTTACACTATTAAGTACACATATCCACGCTTAAAACGTCCCAAATCGCCCCATTTACCCTCCTATGTAACATTATTCTCTCAAACACCGTTCAAACGCTCATCGAATGTAACGCAAATGTAACACGCTTGTAACATTTCGTTTTGCACCTCATTTATCCTCTAATATTCCGTAACTATCTGATAAACAAACAATATAACCACGTCCACCCAGATATCGTATTTACACATTTCGTTTTACCCCCCTTACTTCCATTAAAGTCAAATCAACCAATAGAGCCTCATGACATTTTGTTTTATTATTGATATCTTTCCGTCTTCTGCGAGGCTACTTATTCCCATATCAACCAATACTTGTAAACTATTTTCATACAANNNACAGGATCATAACTAACTGATTTACTATTGGTTACAAACTTATCTTTTACATATATTTTTGCCGTTATTTGTAGATCTTTTATTCGAGATTATGTAATAATTTTTCAAAACAATTATCTGCGCAACGCTTTGTTTTTACAGCATTTTTATTTATCATTGTCCTTCAAAAGCAATTCTTATTATGTGGATATTTATAGAGTTTATTATTACACTTGTACTTATGCCCTTTGTCATAAAGTG